GGATCGCTTCGGCCTCACCGTGGAACGACTTGCGTTCTTCGGCTAATGCCTGAGTTTTCCGTGTGTAATCCGAATAACGAGAATAACCTTTCCGAAGTTCGTCAAGGGTGACTTCCAATTCTTTGCCATCATCTTTTACCTTGATGACTAGATCGTCAGGAAGTTCCTGTTCGATAACCTCTTCTGTGTTGTAATCTTCATCCGGGTCAGACTCTTCGGCTTCCTCTTCTTCCGAGTATTCCTCGGCTTCAGGTTCTTCCTCATAGCCCTGAGCCTCTTCAGGCTCTTGCGCCTCGGCCTCGTCTTGGGTATCCTCATCAGGGCCAAGCAGTTGGTCGATGGCTAGTGTTGCTTCGTGGAGGCCGATCCCACCACTGGGGTTGCCGACTTGTTCCGTCATATAGCACCTTCTTTATTAAATGTTAACTCCTTGATTTGGCGACTAAGCCGTCGTCAAGGATTGCCTGTAGGCGGGCTTTCAACCGCTCAAGTCCTTTGAGCGTGTGAAACATGTCAGAGCGTGCGTCGTTGTCGGCATAGCCGGACATACGCCACTCTTCAAAAATATCTTTTTCCACTTCGGCAAATGCCTCCTTGAGAATGTCATCCTCAAGAAGGCGCTTTGCGTGGTTAGCTTTTGTAATAGGGTCCATTAAATCAACGGCTCGTATCTAGGGTTAGTTACCATCGCGGGCTGTGCTTGGGGAACTGCCATAATGGGCGGGGCTTGGGTAGGGGTAGCACCCGCAGAATTAAGAAGGCCGTATCCCGGCTGGAAGAACATAGCTTCCGGACCGAAACCATACCGCTCATAATCTAAGATGGTTGGATTGGCGCGCATGTCTCGGCCTGCGCCTATACCTACGCCCGCGCCTGCACCGAACGGGGAAACATACGGCACTCCTGCACCGCCACCGCCACCGGCCAAAAGGTTTTGTAGAAGATCGGCTCCGATACTACCGATGGATATAAGCTGGGGTACGTTTAGGCCAGTGCCAAGAACACCGCCCTTGTCCGTCAGCGCCGGATCGGGAGTTGGCACTTGCGGTATACCGAGCGCAGGAAGCAATGGCCCAATAGCCGCGAGTTCATCGGGAACAACGGTTTTTGGTATAGGCCGGTTGCCGCTCACGACAATATCTTCGTTCGCAGGTCCTGTCAGCGTTGGGTCCATAGCTAGTTCAGTGAGCGCAGGTAGTGTCGCGGCCACCGACCCGCCTAGGCCAATCAAGTCTTTGGAGACAGATGTAGGGTCAAACCCGCCGACAGGATTTATTGGGCGGTACGCGCTAACAACGATGTCTTCTTTCGGCTGTTCTGTTACGGCCTCTTCTGTTGTAGGCTGTGGCTTTGGTGTAGACTGCGCCAGTGTTCCGTCAAGAATGGCCTGAACAGGAACGGGGACGGCGGATGCGAAGGGGAGGCCAGAGCCTGAAGCACCCGTGTACCCGCTAACGACAATAGGTTTAACCGCGGCTTCGGCAGGTGGTTGTACTGGTTCTTGTACAGGTTGCTGCGTCGGTGTTGGCTGTGCGGATGTTGGCGAACCGCCACTCGTGACACCCGATGCCGCACCTTGGAGTAACCCAGAAGCCGTGCCCTTTGCAAGATTGCTTAGGGCGTTAACAACGATGTCGCCGCCTGCTTCAGTAGCGGCCTGCTTGGCGAGTTCCGGTATCAACGCGTTCTTAACAGCATCGCCCGCATTGCTAAGTACGCCACCAACAGCCTCGTTAAAGCCCGTCACGTTGCCAAGGCCCGCAGTCGCGCCAGAGATAAGCGCGGACTTGAGCGGGTCCTTACCCGCTAGGAAACCACCAAGGCCGCCTGCCGCAGCGCCTGCCGCAATCTGAACACCGAGGCTTGCCCCGCCTGTTGCGATGGCGGCAGCGATAGGTAGCGCCACGCCCGCGATGTCGCCTACTATACCAAGGCCGTTCGGGCCTTTGTTCTCGGCTACGCGTTTGTACTGGTTAGTGGCGGGGTCAAGGACTTCGACACCCCAGTATGCGTTCTTGGGGTCGGCGAGAGTAAGGTCATTGGCTTGCTTGAATACGTTGCGCAAGCCTTCTTCACCTGCACCCGCGTACACAACGCTGCCGTCTGTGCCGCCTTTAACGAGGCGGTATGCGGCGTTTTTATCTACTGGTACAAAGCCCGGTGTTGCAGCATCGCCGTAACGCGCAGGCAAACCTAGTTCGTTTGCAAAATAATAACCGGTCTGTCCGCCACTTCGCTGGCTTGTAATTGGGTCAAGGTTCACACCTTGGCTGGGGGCTACGTAAGGATTGACGTTCAGTATAGCTTGTTGGCGTGCAGCTTTCGTCCGGCTTGGGCCAGCGCCAACGCCTCCTGTATACGCGCCACCCTGCTCCGGACCACCGAGCATAGGATTGGCGAGGTCAACGCCGACTGCTTCCGCGCCAAGCAAGGGACCGCCGAGGCCGTAGTCACTGAAGGCCATATCCTGTAGGGGTATAATTGCTACCATTACATCATCCCTTCTGGTGGCATTTCAGGTTGCATCGGCATTTCAGTCGGCATCTGTGCTTGCTGAACCGCCTGCGCCATCTGCGCGTTTTGCTGGGCCTGTTGAGCCTGCACAGCCGCACGTTCCATCTCGCCCTGTTGGCGTAGGAACTCACGGTCGCGCTGCATCAACGCTTCGATGTTGGCCGTGTTGACCTGCGCGCCGTACTTGGCTTCGATCTCGGCTGCCTTAATCATCATATCGGCATCGAGTTTGTCGCGCTCACGGTCGTCCTTGCGCAGCATCTCTTCGCGCTGCAACTCAAGTTCTGCGGCCTTCTTCTGGATGTCAGCGCGGATTGCTTCCATCTGAACCTGCGACAGCATCTCTTCCGGTGTCGGCTGCGGTGGTGCAGGCGGTGGCGGAGGCGGCATCATGGCCGGGTCTTTGAAGAATACAGTCGGGTCTTTGTATCCAGCCAGCGCCATCATCTGCGACAGCGTGTTGTAGTAACCCTGCATGTCAGCCAGCGGTGCGCCCATCTGCATGAGCATCTCTTGCTTGGCCGCGACTTGACCCAAGAACGCCATCTTCTCTTCATTGCTACCCGTACCAAGAGCGACGTTGACGACGACATCCATGTTCGTATCCCACACACGTGGGTCAATCGGCACGAACGTATTACGCAGACGCACCATGCGCGGAGCATCTTGGTTCTTGGCGATAAGCTGCATCGACTTGTGGAACAGGCTCTTCATACCCGTCTCAGCGAAGATACGGCAGATCAGTTCGATATGCTGCGCCGCAGCAGTAATCGTGGCTGCGACAGCAGCGCGGGTCGAAGACTGAAGCGCATTTGCATCGAGGCCAGACGCGGCCTTGGAGATACCGGTACGGTTCTCGCGCAGTTCGTCCATGTACTGCAACATCGGGAAGGCTTGCTGCCCGACGAACGGCATTACGAATGGCTGCACCATACCCGGTGCACGCATACGGATGATGCCACCGACTTCGGTGTTCATCACGTCTTCGATGTTGACTTGGCCTTCGACGACACCCGTGCGTGGGTGGATCGACTGAGCCAAGCTGTCCAGCGTGTTACGAAGGATGTTCGACTTGATAAGCTGAATGTCCATCGTCACGTCGGCAATCGACATGCCAAAGAATGTGTGCGGCTCTGGATCGGGGCAGAAGTCTACGAACGGAATAAAGTCGCAAGGTTCCCAATGCAATATCTTGTTGGCGGAGCCAGCAACGCAGACGCGGCAAAGTTCCGCAATCCCGTCGCCGTCCATGTCAACATACACATAGCCCTCGATGTAGAGGACTTTACGGGATGTTGTATCTGTGCGGCCGGTGATTTGAACAAACGCTTGCGGGTTACGGTCGAAGGTTTCTTGGTTGCCTTCAAAGTCGTCAAGCGTTTCAAAGCCAAGGTCTTGAACCTCATCGAAATCGTAGCCCATCTTCACGAGATCAGACACGGTAACGTAACGACGGTGGGCTACAAATTCGGCCGTCTCAATAGAACGCGCACGGCGGTCAATCAGAAACTCTTCGGGCGGTACGGATTGAACGCGCAGGCGGCCCTTCTCTGTTGTGCGGACAACGGTGCAGTCGTAGGTCGCAGGCTGGGTTTGGCCCATCATGCCCATCGGTGTTTCGACCATCGTCTCGCCGTAGGTAATCTCTACGTCCTTAACTTCGATATTGACATCGGACTGAAGGACCGAGAAGGTAGCTTCGTCCAGACCCGTGAAGTAGTGGGTCGTGACATCTTTTTCGGTATCCCACCAGACTTTCATGATACCGTTCTTACGGATCAGCGCGTCCTTAAATGTGGAATAGCATTCGTTGAATAGGTTGTTATCGCGTGTCAAACAGTAGTTGACATAATCCGTCGCCTGCTGCGCGTTTTCAACATCTTCCGGGCCATTCGGCGCAAACTCAACG